CACCATCTTTCTAACTTGTTCAAGAAGTTCCAACTCTGTACCGTATCTTTTTTCAAACTCCTTTTTCCAAGGATGTCTTGACACGGCTATGTCCGTTTTAATTCCCCCACGATGATGTGACGGGCAAAGGGGGAGAGTATGGAAATCATCGATACGTCTACCCGCATGAAGTATGTGATGAATGTCTGGGTCGCTGCGTACCCCAAGGTCGTTTAAACAGGCTATGCAACCTATGTCTTGCAAGGCTTGAAACCATTTTTGTCGTTTATCCATTGTTACTTTCTTGGCGGTTTAGTTCACGCAGTAGTTTTATAGCGTCCGATAGGTCTTGACGCAACTGGTCAATCGCTTCGTCTTGCTCATTGATTCTTTTAAATGCATCCCTCGCAAAGTCTGCAAGGGACTCCTGAGACCACGTCTTAAAGTCGGTCATCTTTCTTTTCTTTCGGTTCGCTTACCGCTTTCTCTTCGGTTCGGAATGTGTGCATGTTGTAGCAAACCCTACGCCTTGTGACGTGCGTGGGGAATATGCGTGTGTCCTTTACCTCTGTGGGCACGTTGCATTTCGGGCACTTCATGGTTTCTTCCTAGCCTTTACAAACTGGGATATGTTGTCAAGCGCATGGTTGTATCCATCCTCATACATAGGCGTTGGGTCTTGTGTATCGTAGATAGCATCGATGGCTTGGAGGGTAGCAGTCTGTTCTTCTACAGAGCCTTCCTCATATCCGATATCAAATGCGTTGAGCATAGCGGTGACAGTGTTCTCGTTGACACTGACGCTACGTAATAATGTTTCAAGTTCTTCTCTTCTCATGCTTGTCCCCTTGCTCTAATAGCATCGCCCCATGTCCCGCCACCCTCTTTCAAGATGTGGTCAACCACCTTCGCACACGCCTCACGCTCATGCTCTGCTACCAGTTTGGCAAAGGCTTCATCACGAACTTGATGCCAGTTTGGGTGATACTCACCTTTCATGTTCAGCACGTTGTCGGCTTCTTCGTCTGCTTTGTCAGCCATCTCAATGATTTCATCTTGTGTCATGTGTTCTCCTTTAAAACGGTAACTCTAAATTGATATAAAAAAACTTATCTATCGGTACGTCATAGAAGTACTCTCCTTCTTTCACTGCTTTGTTCGGTATCTCTTCCAAGGGGCTTTGCAATACTGAATCTGATTTGCACCAGTAAGCATTCCTAAAGTCCCTCGTTACCGCAAAAAACAATGTGGGCAATTCGTTGTCAAGTAGTTTGTACTTCCTCTGTGCGATGTGTATGGTTTTGTATGGACACTTGGTGTCCTCCTGTAACCAATCCCTCGTTTCAACTTCGATGTATCCAACTACATTGCCTGACCTCTTGACTAGTAAGTCAACGCCATACTTATCAGGGTTAGGGAACGCCTTCATCCCCCACGTATGGAACACCCACTCAGCAACCGCCTCCCTTGCGGGTGGGTCACAGGCATCGTGTACCTCTTGGTTGAACGGCTTGGTGTTCATATCAAATCCAATGAACGTTGCTTGAGTCTTTCGCTTTGCAACTTTTCATAATCGGAATTTAACTCGCAGCCAAGATATGTCCTGTTTAAACGGTCAGCAACTGCCGCAGTCGTCCCTGAACCCATGAAAGGGTCGAGCACAATATCGCCAACTCGACTACCCGCCATAACGCAAGGCTCAATCAAGTCAGGGGGGAAGGTGGCAAAGTGCGCTCCTGTAAACGGCTTGGTTGTAACCGTCCACACAGAACGCTTGTTAGCCCACTCGTAGGATTTCTCTAACCCGCTATGTGGATTGAGACCACTACCTTCGTTGTGATACTTACCGTCCGTCCTATCACGTGTACCCCAATCTTCCTTTACAGGTTCTTTGATGGCATCACTGTCGTAGTAGTACTTCGGGCTTTTGGTCATTAGGAAGATGTACTCATGGCTCTTGGTGCATCTATCCTTGACAGACTCAGGCATCGGGTTAGGCTTGTTCCATATGATGTCTTGGCGTAGATACCATCCAAACTCTTGGAGTGCAAACGCTACCCGCCACGGCACACCGATTAGGTCTTTGGCTTTGAGTCCGTCAGGAACAATCTTGGAATGCTTCTGCTCCAGATGATGGTGCTCCCCGTTTAAACGCTTACTCGGACCCTTCCCAGAGCCAGCATAAGAATCTCCAAGGTTTAGCCAAAGAGTACCGTCATCAGATAGTAGATTCCACACATGACTAAACACGCCAACCATATTAGCAACGTAAGTCCCAACGTCACTCTCCAATCCAAGTTGTCCTTCATGTCCGTAGTCCCTCAGTCCAAAGTATGGGGGAGAGGTGATACAAGTTTGAACCTTGACCCCCTCATCCGTCCATCGTTTCATAATGTCCCGACAATCTCCAAACTCAATCACGTTCATTGCGTGACTTTCTAAACTGCCAATCAAGGTAGACGTGTAAACAGTAGACGAATGCAACGCCTGACGTTACAAGAAAGCCTACGAATGCAAACCCCAAAAGCATTATCAACAAAACGTTTTCCCACATATCAATCCCCTTTACGTGAGTATTTCTTTCTCGGTTTGATTGCCATGATTCCCAACTCTTCGGGGTCGGTCATCATGGCTTTCGCCAACTCCTTTGACCTATGAGGTATCTCTTCTACAGAGTAATCGCCATTGATGAGAAAGCCCATCATGGCGAACCCTGTGTAAAGCCACTCAAGGTGGACACGGTCTTGGTCAGTCATTTGATTTCCCTCGTTGGAACTTCTCTATCTCGTCACATACGAGTTCGGCAAATGACTTGCCTGATGGGAACATCATCTTTGCACCTTCTGTGTTTCGCACGAGGTTCATCGCTTCGTTTAAACCGCTATTAAATCCTTGGTTGAACGGGTCTGACTCTCCCGCCATCCTCATTGCTATACCTTCCTTCGCAATTTGAGATTGCGTTAATTGGGTCTTCTTTGCGTACCTTCGGAAAGTATCTGCATCAAGTTTTGGCAGATAAATCATTACTGGTTCAACCGTTTTAAAACGGCTCACTTTCTTCTTTCCATCGTTCATATTCGTCTACCATTTCATCAAATTTACGTTGAGCATTTTTGTTACCGTTGAGTTCAGTACGTGAAGAGATTTCGCAAACCTCATAGATATGAGTGGTTGCTTTCTCTTCGTGGCTATCGCCCTTTTCGGTAACGCCTTTAAATCCAACATGGTCAAGCCATCTATGGAAGACGTGATTGCGACAAAGCATTCCCGCCTTCTTGACTCGATTGTTGTAAGGGGTTGCAGACTCATCGTCTTGTATACGAACCATTGCTACACCGTATCTTGACCCGACAAAATCCCGAACTAACTCTTCGGGGATTTCGTCAGGGTGGACACTGATGGTCAGAATGAATCCAGTACGGTCTTGCTTTAGCGCAACCTTAACGCATTCAAACTGAAGTGCGCTCATGGTTTCAGTTCCAACTGGTGGGACAGATAAGAGATGACTGCTCGATAACCAATCGCTTGGTGCTCAAGGTTTTTAATACGAGCCAGCAGTTCTTGCTGGTAACTTAGGTCGTTTAAACGGTCTTTGTTAGCCGCAGCAACTTTGGGTTTTTTTCTTAACGCTAATTTTTGCTTGGCGTAGTCTTCTGTTGAAACGCCAAACTTGTTGGCAACTTCAACCTCGTCACGTGTCAAGATTATTTTTTTGCGTTTGTTCTTTGAACCAACTGGTCTGCCAATTTTTTTAACTGTTTCAGAAAGGGATGTCATCATCATTGATTCCTTGGTTAGATGGTTGTGTTTGTGCGTCTTTGACGTAAGGCTTTTGTGCTTGGAGTGACAAGAACGTGCCTTGGCTATATTGTTTCTTCCAACCTGATAACGCCACTGTTACCTGTCCATCAACGATTTCAAAGTCGCTGAGATTAATAATGACATCACCTCGATAGTCAGGTTGGTTAGGATTTTGTTTGCTCTTGACTGCAAACAGTGCGCCACTGTTGGGACGCTTTTCAAATTTCTTTTCCATTAGTCTTCATCCTTAAATTTGTTTTTCAATATTGCAAACCCTTCTTGGAGTCGTTTGAACTCAGCCTTCTCAGTGATTTTTAAATCATCAATCTGACCTTGGTTCGCTTTCCATAGAGAGGTTAACTCTGACAAGGATGTGAATGACGAACCTAAATCAATTAGAGAATCGACAAACAACACCTTGTTTGCGCTAGGCTGAGTGGGTATCACCTTTGCCTCGCCAGTGTCGGGCTTTGCTTTTGGCTCTGCCTTAACTGGTTTCTGTTCGGGGGCTACGCCTCCTGTTGTTGCATCGAGCGCATCGCTTTCCACAACTGCCATCGCTACGGTATATAAGTACCTCCTTTGGTAAGTTTCTACCGCACCAATATTCTGCACTTCGTGGCAACCTTTCAATGAGGCTGAACCCATAGGCGATGTAAACGTCACTGACGAACCATCTTCATGTGCGTAGATGGTCATGGTTGCAACGTCATCGGTAAACGATATGACATCGACCAAACCAACCTCGTTAAAAATTTCTTGAATCGCAGGGAGAAAGTCCCCCAGTTCAAAATACTTGTAACCCGCAAACTTGTTGTGACCTGACTTGGTCAACTCACGCCCTTGCAAAAGCACACGTGCCTCTGACAACTTCTTATAAACTTTCATTTTTTTTACCAATCCTTTCAATTAATCTTGCGTGGATAAATTTCAACTGTGTCATTGCATCGTCCAAAATGTCTAGCCTGTCTCTGTAATTCAATTCAAGAAACTCTTCCGAAAAATTAATCGTTATAGAGTTTGAATCTGCATTTGCAAAAACTGAATAGGCTCTCATTCTTCGCCTCCTTCTTCTTTCAATGTTGATTGATACTGACTACACCATTGCGATACGCCACAGTAATTCCCTGTGCAACGTACCGCCTCTCCCTTGCGGATTTCTATGAATCCTTTTGCGGTTGGTGGCAATGTTGCCAACAACTCTTTTGCCTCTTCCTCTGTTTCCAAAACTCGTATGGCAGTCTTGCGTCCCTCCTTCTTCACTGCATACGTTGTCTCCCTCATCCATCTCTCTTCATCTGTGCATGGACTTAACTCTTCATCCCAATCTTGGTTGACCTTTGATGCACGATGCAACTCAACACGTTCTTTGATGTACGCCTCTGCCTTCTCGTATGTCCACATGGGGATGTCGATTACTTGTATGGGTGCTTGTGGATACGTTGGTTTGTTCATCGCATCTCTACGTGACCAATCACGAATCAACGCACAAATCTTTAAACCTTTGACTGGTCTTTGCTTGACTCGCTCAACCAAATACTTGTAGATGTTTTGTTGTTGTTCCCACTCAGGCTTGTCGTTCATTAACGCCCATGCTGATGTGAACTTGTAGTCAAAGATGGTGATGCCATCTTCATCGTCTTTTTGCAAATCGATTGCACCTGACAGTCTGATGTCATCGATGCCAATAGTGAGTCGCTCTTCATTGGTGTGACCCGCTACCTCAGAACGTTCTGCTACTACGTGCAGTGCAGTACCCATGAGCATCCATAACATGTCTGCTACGTCTTGCTCTATCTCATCGTAGTGCTTGCGTCTAAGGCGTTGTATTCTTGGGGGTGAGATGATTTCAGTAACAGAGTAATCGCTCTTACCCTTGCTATAAAAGTCTCTCGATGCAAGTGCCACTAAAGTCTCAGGCACGTTAAACTTGTTCGTAATCTTCATTCAGCCTCCTATTAAAGAACCTCTATGCTAATACAACTTTTACAACTATGCAAGCACTATCATTAAAAATATTTGGTGAGCCATGTTCCAAAGCCAACAGTCGGAGGATTGTTAAGTTCGGGAACAAGATAGCCTCCATCAAATCCGAGAAGGCGCTGGCATACGCTAGTGCGTTTAAACGGCAATGCGTTGTACCTGCTTCCCAAAAATTTACATGCGATGTGGTGGTAACCGTTCGTATATGGTACGCCTCACGCAGACCTGACTTGGATGAGAGTCTGATACTGGACTTGCTACAGGACGTGGCGTATGAGAACGACAGGCAAGTCAAGGAGAAACATATTTACTGGATGGGGGTTGACAAGGAGAACCCACGTTGCGAGATAGAAGTCTCTGAGCGGAAATAAAAAAAGCCTCCTTTTTAGGGGAGGCTCTCCGACCTACTGGTCTACTTGTCAGGAGGCTTAATCGAGATAAGTGCACAAATGATACATCAGAGAACGTTCCCTTGCAAACTTTTTTTGGTGATGCATAATTTAATTTCTGCTTTGTCCTACGACATTGCGGTTGCCTCTCCATACGTGGAGTTCTAAAGGGGTGATGTCACAAGCATCACTCCTTTTTTTTGGTTTCGTAGCCCATGCAACATTTCACCCGGCTCTTTCTTAAAGCGTTTAAACGGGCTAAGTATGGCTGCCGTAAAAATATTTACGCAAAGATAAGAATATTTATGCTAACCCCATTGCACTCATCGTTAAAAAGGATTTAACATTGTCACTCGCCTCTTGATTGTCGATGCAAAACGGCACGGTCAAGGGGCTTAATTGTCGGTAGTGTGGTTAGTGCGTTAGATACCGAAAAGGGAAGGCGAAGATAGAGTCCCTCGCACGAAAAGTCTGTCGGGTCGTACCGAAGCCATTGGGCGTAAGTGCGTGAAGGCAGACCAGTTTAAGGCTAGGTCTGCCCTCTCCAAAGGGCAGAAGACACGATGAGTATCTAACTACTATGAGTATCTATGGCAACTAAAGAAAAACGTGACTGGAAAAAAGAGTATCAAACCCAACTAGCAAGGGGTGACGATAAGGGACAACTTGAACGTCAGAAGGCAAGACGTTTATACGATAAGAAAGGAGTAGACAGAACAGGTAAAAACATTGACCATGTGAAACCAATAAAAAGCGGTGGCAAGACTACCGTAGGCAACCTCAGATTACGTTCACCCAGTGCGAACAAATCTGATAATAAAAAATAATTTCCGTAGGAGGCTTAATTGAATGCAGTCGCTGAACTGATTGAAACGCTATACATCGATGACACGCAACGTGTCATTTGTCCCATGTGTTCACCCGAACGCAAGAAGTTCAAACTCAAAGAACTAAAGATAGACCGCAAGCCCGAAGGCTTGGTGTACCACTGTCACCATTGTGGTATCTCAGGTCTCGTCCCAAACAAATCCCAAAAACCAATTTACCGCAAGGAGCAGAATGTGATTCCATTAAAGCAACCCCCTGTCATCACCAAGTTACAACCACAACATTACGATTTCTTAAAGTCACGTGGTATATCGGAGAGGGTTGCTGATGAGATGAAATTGTTTCCCGCCCAGAAATACTTTCAGCGTTTAAACAAGGAGACAGATGCGATAGGCTTCCCGTACTTCCGTGGTGGAGTCTATGTTTCTGCCAAGTACCGCTCGATTGAATCGAAGGACTTCACCCAAGATGCGGGTGGGGCGCATGACTTTTTTGGGATTGACAACGTAGACAAGACACTACCAGTAGTGATTGTTGAGGGGGAGATAGATGCCCTGACACTCATCGAGTGCGGGATTAAGAACGTCCTGTCAGTACCAAGCGGTGCTCCTATGAAGGTAACCGATGGCAAGATAGATGCGTCAGAGGATAAGCGGTTCACGTTTGTATGGAACGCCTTTGACATGTTGAAGGACGTGCCCTACGTAACCATCGCAACTGATACCGATTCAGCGGGACAGGCGTTAGCAGAGGAGTTGGCTAGGCGTATTGGCAAAGACAAATGCCGTATCGCTAAGTTCGACTACAAGGATTTAAACGAGGCGTTCTTGGCTGAAGGTGAGTGGGTTGTCCAAGACATCATCGCCAAAGCCGAGCCATATCCAGTAGCGGGTTTGTCGTCAGCCAGCAAGTTCGAAGAGCGTTTAAACGACCTATGGGGTAAAGGTACTGGCAAAGGAACGAGCACAGGATATTCAAACGTAGACCAAATCTATACGGTGGCTCAAGGTCAACTGACTATCGTTACTGGTTATCCGTCATGCGGTAAGTCCAACTTTGTAGACCAACTGATGGTCAACCTTGGTAAAGCACACGATTGGAAGTTCGCCATCTGTTCATTCGAGAATCAGCCTGAGATTCACATCTCACGCCTGATGGAGATATACAAAGAAAAGCGATTTTTTGAGGGCAACAATCGCATGACGCAAGCGGATAAGGATGAGGCGTTTAAATGGGTAGAGAACCACTTCCTGTTTCTAGATTCCGAAGGCGCAGAACCCTCATCGATTGACTCCATTCTTGAACGTGCAAGAGTAGCAGTAGCAAGAACAGGCATACGTGGTTTAGTCGTTGACCCATACAACTACATCGAGAACAAATCAGGCATGGCAGAGCATGAGTTCATCTCATCGATGTTGACACGCATGCAAGCGTTCGCTAAAGCGTATGGCGTTCACATATGGTTCGTTGCTCACCCAAGCAAGATAACCCGCTCAAACATGGATTTACCACGTCCTGATGGCATGGCTATCTCAGGTTCGATGGCGTGGTGGGCAAAGGCTGATTGCGGTCTGACCATCCATCGCACGAAGTCCAATGACGTGGAAGTGGCGGTATGGAAGTGTCGCTATCGTTGGATTGGAACTCAGGGCGAAACAACTCTTGGTTACAACAAAACAACTGGTACGTACTACGAGAGCACCGATGCGTTTTAACCAATTGCTGTGTTTTGCTTCCCTGTTGGTGCAACAAGCATAGCCGTTTAAACGCAGAGCCATGACTTCCTGCTTTAAAAAATTTAGGCGAAAAAAAACCCCCAAAGCGTGAGCCGTGGGGGTGGGGGGGGGAATGAACTAGTGTCTTTTTTTGGCGGGTTAGTGCATAGAGCACCATTTATCTAGTGGGATGGTATGCGCTAGGTCAATCGCATCCAGTGGGCATCGTGCGTTTACCTCGATGCTCATCTTCTTATCGGCAACCGTGCGCTCGACAATGTGGAGGACTCGCTCTTGCAAGTCAGACTGCTTGGTGTTCGGATGCTTGGTGTAGGCAATCACTTGTTCGCCTCCTCTTCCCACTCGTCCATACAACCGTCTAGGTCTGTCAGAGGTGGGACATCGGTCTTCTCTTCAACCGTGCCATCGCTCCATGTAATCTGAACGCACCAAGCCTTGATGAATTTGCGTGGCGTATTGCACAAGGCATTCATCAACTCAGGCGTTGTCTCAACGTGGCACAGTGCGCTCTTGTCCTCATCGTCTAGGTCATCGATACACCCTTGCATGTCAGCGATAGCCTCTGCGAATGTATCGAACCCATTGCCATCTCGATACTCCCGAATCGTGTCACGTGCTGATTCGTCCGTGTGGTAGTAGCCTGTACTCATTGCTGTTGCTCCTTGATGCGTTTAAACGTTGTTGATACATTACGTGCGATTTCGTAACGTTGGCTGAATGGAAGTTCTTTAAAACCCTCCACTGTTTCAATCATCATGTCGTGCGTATTCTTTATACGTTCTTCTTCTTTCATAAATGCTTTCATTTCTTCTACTGTCATACGCCCTCCGAATATTTTGTGTTAACACGTACATCCCGAACACTTGAGTCGTGGTTGGAATATTTTTCACTGATGTGATGCAAGAGCGAGTCGAGGTCAGGAGAGATAGAACTCTCGATGACAACGCCTGTCATGCTATAGACGATGAGCACCCAACCGTTGTCGGTGCGTAGCAATTCAATCTTGTTCATACTGTTACCTCAATTTTGTCTTCAACGACATTGATGTTGATTTCAATGTCCAAAAAGAATTCTTCAACCGCAACCCACTCAGCATCAGAACCATGTGGAATTTGTCTTTTTATTGCACGTTTAAACTCCTGTGCCTCATCGGTGTCGGTAAACAATTTAAGGTTGGTCATAGCCTCCTCGCCTGTATTGTTTTCGTTAATAGACTTGACGAGAAAAACTTTAATGGTGCGTTTCATATGATTTCCTTAAGTAAGTGTTGAGTTAAAACTATGACTGCTTGGTGATACGTGTCGAACAGGTTGTCACCATCGGGCGCATGAATATACCCATCGTGAAAATATTCGCCCATGTCGCAATGATGATTAATCATGTAACCATCGGGTGTCTCAATGATTTCAAATTTGTTGATTGTTTGTTCCATGTTTAAACCTCCTAGTAATTAACGAAACATGCACGGTGCGATAACCTCGCCATCGTCACCGAACTCCTCTTGCTCATTGCTCAACTTCTCTTCTAAAGTTTTTTGCAACCTATCCAACTCCTCATCGGATATGTCCATCGAGTCTGCGATGTACTGTCTGCATACTGCATTGCTCAATGCAACGAGTGCAACTTCCATGATTTCAATTTGTTGTTCCATGTTTAAACCTCCTAGTGAATTACTTCATCGGTGTTGTCGTGGTCACCGTAAACCCTTGTGACGGTTGTCACGATGAATGCGATGAGTGAGGCGGGTTCTGTCCCGCTCATCACACCCGCATGTGCAAGCAATGTTGTAAGTGCGGGGATGACTGCACTTATCTCCTTTCCCTCCAGTGCATCCCCTAAGTTGTCCATGAGTTTGTCGAATGCCTCAGTGCCTGTCATTTCAGTTCCTTTAGGATTTTGTTGAACGATGTGGATGCGAGACCGTCAACGCTAGTCACGTTCTCGCTACTGCGGAAACATTCCTTCACGTCAGTGCGTCCGATACCTATCGCAATGATTTTGATTTTGAGGCGGTCTGCTAGGTCTTGCAGATGGCGCATGTGCTCCTTGTTGTAACCGTTTGCATCGGTCAGCAAGAACACAATCTTGCGTTGCTCATCACGCATGGCGATGTCTTCAAGAATCAAACTGATTGCTGAGTAGTCAGGCGTAGAACCCATTGCCCACTGGTTAATCGAACCCAACTTGGCTGATGCTTTCTGCATCGACTCACGCCACGTCTTGAACGGTATGAGCACAGGCTCTTCTTTCCTGATGACAATGTCATCACTTGCACCAGTGGCGTGTCTGCCCACGATGTCTTCCGAACCGTGAAACCCTGTGACTGCGAACTCAACGTTTGCCTTGTCGAGTATGCGTGACAGTTGAATCGCTATCGCCTCCGCAGTCTGAATCAAACCATCGGATGACATCGAACCCGAACAGTCGATGAGCATAGACACCGCTGATGCTTGCGCCTCTTGGTACGTGCGTTTGCTGAAGATGGCAGTGCTACCACAGGCAAAGCGTGTAAACGCCTTACGGTCTAAACGTCCCGACTCTTCATACGATGACCAAGAGACCAAGTCGAGTGAACGCAACAGGCGCATGATGTTTGCACGTGTCGCACCTAACCCGCTAGTCTGACGGTTGTACTGGAATGAGTAGTTACGTTCTGCATCTGATTTTGTGATACGCATGATTACCTCCAAGAAAATGTTGCAATTTCGGGCTTACCAAAACTTGGTCTGCTCTTCTTATCGTCCACTGATGTGGAGTGTTTGTCGAGTTCACCCTCGATGAAGTCGCTAGGTTCTACCTCACGTCCCCCCTCTAGTGACTCCGACTTGCCGTTGCCCTGACTGGGTGGCTCATCGCTTGGCTCATCGGATGTGTCACCGTCCTGACCGTCACCCTCAGTAGGGTCACCGTCTTGACCGTCAGTCGGGTTGCCATCGGTTGGCTTGTCACCGTCTTGACCGTTCGTATCGTCATCGTCAGACCCATCAGAACCGTCACCATCGCCCTGTTCGTCACTGTCTGAGGGGTCACCCTCATCCTGACCGTTCGTGCCGTCCTGACCGTCATCATCTGAGGGGTCATCGGTTGGCTGAGTCTGCGGTGGCTCACCGTCTTGAGGCTGACCGTCTTGACCCTCGCCATCCTGTGGTTCACCCTGTGGTGGTTGAGGCTTTGTGTCCTGACCGTCACCCGCCTGTTCTTCTTTCTCTGATAGGCGTTTAAACAGTTCAACCGCAATCTTTGCGATGCCCGCAGTGTCGGTGGCTTTGTGTGCCCTCTTCAATGCCCACTTGATATCTTTCTTCCAAGGCGATGCGTCAACGATGGAGTCAACGCATATGTCGTAACCGTTCATACGTCTGCCCTCGATGGCGAGAAGAAAAGGAATGTTCTTCTTATCGTCAGGCTGAACGTAACCGTCCTTGGCAAGCACTGAGTTCGCAAGGTTCTCGAACAAGGCACGTGCGTTTGGTGCACGTCCTGACTCGATGACACATCGCTCGATGCGAGGGTCTTCAAGACCGTTGATGAGAGCACCAACGAATGCACCGTGCTCTGCACGTGCCCTGTCCCACGGTTTGTTGTCGGTGTACCACGCATGACCAAGTTCGTGCAGTGCGTACCCGATGAGGTTGTTGAACGTGGTGTGTGGCACGTCTGACTTCTCATCGATGGCGGGGAAGATGACCTTGGCATTCGTGTAACCGTTCCTACGGTCAAAGATGATTCCCGCTGTCTTGCCTGACCACAGAACCTCAAGGTCACCCATGTGCTCACCACTTGCGTTGAACACACGCTCCAAGGTGGTTGCGACACCACGTTTGACGTTTATACCTAGCATAAGACCTCCTTATTGCTTGACCAAGAATGACTTCAATGCGTCCACATCGATAGTCGCTGAGTAGATGCCACGCAGTTCGCTTTCGCACTCTGCGGGAAACTTGTTGACGATGGCGTTGTTAAACGCTATCGATACTGGTAAACCTTTCTGTATCGCTGATGCCCATGCGAACAGTTGGCGCAGTGACGGTGGCTGAGTCAGCAAACCCGCACGTGCTTTCTCACGTGCCGTGTTAGCAAACTTCACAATCACATCGGTTGCATCGATGGGCAACATGGTTCGCTTGTGAATCAACTCAACTTCCTTGTCGTGAGGCAAGTAGTTGAATGACATAGTGAAAGAGAACCTGTCGAGGAACGCAGTGTTCTTGCTACGCACACCGTCAAAGTTACCCGACTCATCACCGTGACCGTTCGAGTTATCGGCACAGAAAAAAGCCACATGCGATGCGACAGGGATGCGAACGCCTGTCTCAGCGATGACGATGGAGCGGTGTGGTGACCGTTCGCACAGGGCGTGGAGCACTGCGAGGTTTTGACTACGTGCGAAACCAATCTCATCGAGGAGGATGATTGCACCCGCATGCTGTATCGCCTGAGTGATAACGCCCTCTTTCCATTCAACGTCACCGCCCTTGATGGTGTTACCCCCGATGAACTCAGCACGTTCGATTGCCTCGTCAAAGTTCACACGAAACAACCTACGTCCAAGGCGTGAGGCAACCTGAGAAACGAACTCGCTCTTGCCTGTGCCACGTTCACCCGCAAGCCAAGAATTGTGTGGCAGTTTGTCATCGAGGGCGATGAGTGTTTGATGCAGATTCTCAGGGTTGAAGATGTAGTCATCGACTAGCGTAGGTGCGTCAGGGTCAGACCACACCTCGATTTCCATCCCCCCAAAATTAACCGTTTGACCGCCCTCCTCGTAGGTGCACACGTTACCGAACAACTCGAATGCAGTCTTGCGAGTGGTCTTAGGTACGGCATTCGCAATTGCGACAACCTCCTCACGTGGTGTGACCTTGCGGAAAGAGTCGAACAAGTCGGAGACCTGAGTACGAATGACGGTCTCGACTTTGCCGTAGTCCACGCCCTGAATCGAGGTCAATGCGTTGTTTAAACGAGTAGTCATCTCGTTGAACTTTGCATCGTTGGCAATGCGTTGCTGACGTTGTTCATTGAGCAATTGATTCGCTGAGTCTTGCACACGTGCAACACTCTCGACTGTCGAGGCAATGTCTGCCTGAGTCTGCATGATTTTCTGCTTGACCTCGTCATCAACCTTGGAATTGGTTGCGAGGGTAGATGCCTGTGATGGCACGGTGTTGCGTACCTCATCGAACGTGATGAGACCGTTGTTGATGAGGTCAGCCACTGCGTTAACCGCATCGTTCTTGACGATGTAAAACTGCAAGCCACGGTTGGTCAGCACGGTGTTGAGCACAGGGGTAGAAAACTTGGAAAGTTCGAGTTTGATATTCACGGTTAAGCCTCCGAAAAATTAAGCGAGTTGAGTTTGCGTACCGCATGGGCAAGTCGGTGTGCCCTTGTCTGCGGTGTACTGGGACATGCGGAACGAATACTGCCACTTGACTCTGCCGTCAGGGTGGTGCTCGATGCATGTGGGGCAGACAACTTTCAGCATGCGTGTGCTCTGCGTTTTGTTGTCGGCAGTCACGTCTAGGTTGGCGTGTGGGTACTCGCCAAGAGAGTCAAGGATGGAAACAAACTCCTCCTTGAACGTCTTGCCGATGCGTGTGGCAGAGGGCTTGCCCTCTAGGTGCATCTTCTTGGCAAGGGCGGGGAAAGCACCACGGTGACCATCGTCAGGCGTAGCAGAGTGGCAGAGTTCATGCACCAGTGTGCCAAGCACTGACCAAGGGTCAGACTCCACAGGGGAGATGAAGATTTCATGGTGACCGTCAGCAGAGGACGATGGTGGATGCCACTCACCCATAGCACGGTTGATGGCACGTGCGAACTTGGAGGGAAACCCACAGGTCACCCTGATTTTCTCAGGGAGAGGGAAGTTGTGTGCCTCAAAGATGGGACGCAATTCGCCCACGGCAGAGGTCAGCCACGGTTCACGTTGACTCATAGCAATGCTCCTAAAAAGTTGAAAAAGGTTTCACGCCCGATGCACTCTCCCATTTGGGACGTACCGTCAGCACGTGTAAACGACTCACCACACCCGCCCATCCAGTCAAGGAGTGCGATACAAAGCAACGATGAAAACACCGATGCAAACAAAATGTGACTTAGCACATAGAGAATTTTTCTCATTAGATTTCCTCCGAAATTGAGTCCATAAACCTCCGCACGTCTTCAACGATGAACAGAGGGACTTCATTGCGAATCGCTACCTCGATGAGAGGTATGCCACTCTCAAGGTCTCGCTCGATACCAAGTAAAACAGGGTTACGTTCATCAGCCATTAGATTTCCTCCAAGTAAGCAAACAAAGGTATGCAGAATGCTGAGAGCACTGCAACCCACAAAAATGCCATGTCCTGAGTACCGAATACATACCCAATAAGACACAGCGGGGACTTCAAACAGTAGTAATGCCAAAACTTCATGTGATGCCTCCTATAGAAATTACATCCTATTGGACGGTGCAAGCACTGCCCAACTAGATGGATTTTCACCATGCATGCACCCAAGTAAGAACCGTGAATGTGTGAGTCAGACCCACAACTGAATCGGTACGCAAGTATTGAGCACATGCATAAAGAACAACCTATCGCTAGGTAACTGTCGCACTCGCCACAATCGTCAGGTCATGGGTCAAAGCGGTCATGCGGTGTAGGTATAGGCATCGAGTACCTCTAGTTCCCCTATCGCACCGAATCACTTTTATTACTCGCTGATTCGTTTGCGAGTCACCCGATGCAAGCACTGAGTGAGGTTTGATGATAGCACCATTTAAACGGTCATGCAAGCACCACGGTTGACAAGGTTTTTAAAAAAAATGAAGATTTTTTAAAGTAATACTTTTTGGTGTGACCGACCGATTTAAACGCCCTACAAGCGATTATTAGGGGTGCAAGCACCCTACCCCTTGACGTGCTTGCATTCGTTCAATATACGAGGTTTGAGTTATTTTGTTTTCAATAAGTTATTAACAATTTTGTGGATAACTTTTACTTATCAACAGGCTGTGGATAACTTCTCTGTATGTTTAAACAGGTCAGTTTTGACATAGACCACATGGCGTGGACTATGTCAACTAAGGCACGTTTAAACGACTAGCGCATGTTTTGAGCCTGTGATGAGCCTGTGGTTCGGGGGACTCTCAGCGTAGCGAAATGGTCAGGCGTTGTAGGGTGTCAGTAATGGGCAATGAGTGTCTCGATGTGCTCACTGTTGCGAACACACTGCGAACACTTAGCGAACCTTGTTGACTGTCGATGTTTAAACGGTCACCATGCGTAGCAAACCACTCAGGCAATGAAGTGGAGATATCAACGCACTAGGAGTGACAAACGATGGAAAAAGACATGCACACAACGACAAGCACTACAAGCACGAATGATGCAAGCACACAGGGAGCGGGGACTCATGTCGTAGACATACAGACTGCTGTGTCACAAGTAGTGGTAAAGAAGAAAAAGAATGGACTACCAAGAGGCGTACACAAAGACGAAACGTCAACGAATGGCAAAGACAAACGAATGACTGCAAAGATGCATGCATTCGCATCCAACATAGTGCAAGGCATGTCACCAAGCGATGCGTATCGTAGGGCTTACGACTGCTCCAACATGAGCGAGGCATCAATTGTCAGCGATGCGAACCGACTTTTGAAGGATGCACGAATTACTCAGTTACTAGAGTCTTTTTGGGTCACTCTCAAAGAAAACGTCATTGCTGACAACCAAGCCACACGTAGACACATCATGTCGGAACTGTATAACCACGCTGAGAGAGCGGGGGAAAGGACAAGTGACAAACTCAAGGCGTTAGAACTAATGGGCAGAGCCATTGGCATGTTCACTGACAAGGTAGAGAGCAAAGTGGAAGAGGTCAACGTGGACTCACTCAAGAAAGAACTGGAGTCATCCCTCGCATTACTACAGTCAGCCAAACCTAAGTCACTACTGAACTGAGAACGTTTAAACAGGGTACGGCTAGTGCGATGCGTGGTGTGCGTGACCCACTACCCCCGCACCCGCCCGATTGGACGCTTGCCCGCTCAGCCCACTACACTCGATTTCCCACACCCCATCACTAATTCCTGATACACTACGAACGTTCGCTACAGCAGAAGTACCCCCTTATGTTTTGAAAAGGATAGGGGGGAGGGGTGTATAAATTTTTACAGGAGGTTTCACGTGAAACAAAACATACCAGCATTTCCGTTACACAACCACGGAACACAAACTTTAGGGATGCACGTTACAGGCATGACTTTGCGTGATTACTTTGCGGCAAAGATTGTGCAAGGTTTGTTGTCAGGATTTCTTGCGGATAGTCAAGAGTTAGATTGGGAGGCAATTGCAAAGAACGCATATTGTCAAGCAGACGAAATGATGAAAGCGAGGGCATTATGAAGACAGCGGAAGATGAAGAGTTTGAACGCATAGAAAGAGAGAATAGAGAACGTTCTGTAATAATGAAAGCCACTCCAAGTAGAGAGCAGTTAATGGCAGAGGTTACTGTCCTGACGGAGTTGGTTCGTGTACTCAATGACAGGGTTAATGAACTGGAGAGAGAACAGGCTATGCGTGAAGTGCAAAGGCTTGGTCAAGAGATAGAACTAACAGAAGCCAAACTCAAGGAGAACACATGACTAAAGAAGAGATAAGTAAATTTCTTGGTGAATTGAGTGACACTCCAAGAAAAGAAATGAATGAGGCTGATTGGGTCATAGCCCGTCTACTCTATGCTTTAAACCGTAGTGGGTTAAATTCAAGCGAATCAGATGTAATCAAAGCAACAAATTGGTTTACAGAAAGACATGGAACTTCTCAGTTAATAGATGCGTATGTGCAGATTATTAATGAGGGCAAGAAGCCCTACCCAAAAAATTGGCGTTATAACGGGGAGACTCGTTAAGTAGCCAATAGGCGTTTTTATGTTTACAATCGTTCGTGCCATTGGGGGTGCTCTAGCGAAGCACAGCCCGACAAGGGAAGGTAACTGGGTGCAAATCCTAGACAATGGCTCCTACACGCATGGAGATTTTGTGGATTGCCCAGACCAAGTGATTAAGTTCATGCGGGACACCCACTAGAGTGAGACATCAAAAGTCTCCAGCCGTGTTGGTAGCGATGCTCTGTTTTCCTTGTAAGTTACGGGTGCTTTAAATGGGGTGGTTCCCAGTCGCTACCAACAACTAACACGCATGGGGATTGACTCGGCATTTAAGGTAGGCGTGGGCAGGAACGATAAGCCCGTTACCACGCACAGTCCCCAGCCGTGTTGGGATGTTAAGCCAGCAGTCGAGGATGTTGGATGTGTATATTTTTCTGGCTTTCCTGTACACGTTCAGGGTGACATGTATACATTCTGAGCATAACAACCAAATCGAGTCTCAACTACCCCGTTTAAACGTGTACAATAGGAAACGTTACCTATTCGTTCGGGGGGTGTATGACTGAAAAACAAAAACTGGTTTATGACTTTATCCAAGCATTTATTAAGATGCGTGGCTTTTCCCCGTCATACTCTGAGATAGCCCAAGGGCTGGGCATGCGCTCTAAGTCAAACATCCACCGACACATCCATTGCCTACGGGAGCGGGGGCTACTCCATATCAAGCCCCATATGATTCGCTCTATGAAAGTCATCGACAACAGCGTTAAGCACGTAACCGCTCTGTGACTCTCCTTACCCAAAAAGAAATAACCCAGTATCGAGAACTGCTCGATGTCCTGCCGCCTGACCATCCCAACATTGCCAAGATAAACGCTCTATTTGGGGAAGACAAGAAGGAAAGATGCCGCAACAACTTCCTGCCATTTGTGCGGGAGATGTGGTCAGCCTTCATTCCCGGCAAACACCACAGGGATATGGCAGAGGCATTCGAGCGGGTAGCCGAAGGAAAGTTAAAGAGACTCATCATCAATATGCCTCCCCGACACACCAAGTCGGAGTTTGCGTCCTATCTTCTCCCCGCTTGGTTCTTGGGAAGATTCCCTGAGAAGAAAATTATTGAGACAGCCCATACCGCAGAACTTGCCGTGGGTTTTGGTCGCAAAGTCAGGAACTTGGTCAACACCCCAGACTATCAGGCTATCTTCCCCACCAAACTATCTACCGACTCCAAAGCCGCAGGACGCTGGAACACAAACAAGGGCGGAGATTACTTCGCTATCGGTGTGGGCGGTGCTGTAACGGGTAAAGGCGCTGACCTTCTTATCATTGATGACCCACACTCCGAGCAAGAAGCCATGCAAGGAACTGCCTCAGTCTATGACCGAGTCTTTGAGTGGTACAACTCTGGTCCTCGCCAGCGTCTACAGCCGGGGGGAGCCATCATCATTGTGATGACCCGCTGGTCAAAGAAAGACCTGACTGGACAAATCTTAGCCAATGCCGCCAAAAGGGATGGAGATGAATGGGAAGTGATTGAGTTCCCTGCCCTGATGCCTAGCGGAAAACCCTTATGGCCCGAATTTTGGAGTGAAAAAGAACTCCATGCTATTAAGGCTGAACTCCCTGTAGGTAAGTGGGAAGCCCAATACCAGCAAAATCCTACTTCCGAAGAGGGAGCGATTATCAAGCGGGAGTACTGGAAGATATGGGAAGATGACCATCCTCCCCCTATCGAGTACACCATCCAGTCTTGGGATACGGCTTTTGAGAAGAACAACCGAGCCGACTACTCAGCCTGTACAACATGGGGCGTTTTCTACCTACCCAATGAAAATGGCGAGAACCGTGCCAATATCATTTTGTTAAACGCTCTCAAGGAACGCATGGAGTTCCCAGAATTAAAACGCAGGGCGTATGACCAGTACAAGGAATGGAATCCTGATACCTGTATTGTGGAAAAACGAGCAGCAGGTGCACCATTAATCTATGAGTTAAGACAGATGGGAATCCCTGTTTCAGAGTACACACCAAGTAAGGGAAGTGATAAGATAGCCCGTGTAAACGCTATATCCGACCTGTTTCATTCGGGCATGGTGTGGTGTCCTGACGTTCGCTGGGCTGATGAAGTCATGGAAGAGTGCGCCTCTTTTCCCAATGGCGACCATGACGATTTAGTGGACTCAACCAGTCAGGCTCTGCTAAGATTTCGACAAGGTGGCTTTCTGCGTTTAAACAGCGACAGAGAAGACGAAGTAAAGCCATTTAAACGCAAAGTGGCGTACTACTAAGGATTTATATGTCAATAGAAAAAAGTCTCTACCAAGCCCCCCAAGGATTAGAAAGCCTTGAAGATGCGCCCGATATTGAAATAGAGATTGAAGACCCAGAGTCAGTCCGCATCAGCATGGATGGTTTAGAGATTGATATAGAACCTAGCGAAGAAGGTTTTGATGACAACCTTGCGGAATACCTAGATGACGATGTCATCCAATCTATCGTAGAAGAACTCATTAGCGACTATGACGATGACGTATCGTCCCGCAGAGACTGGATGCAGACCTATGTCGATGGACTAGAACTCCTTGGCATGAAGATAGAAGACAGAACAGACCCGTGGGCTGGGGCTTGCGGTGTTTATCACCCCCTGCTATCCGAGGCGTTGGTTAAGTTTCAAGCCGAAACCATTATGGAAATCCTGCCAGCGGCAGGTCCAGTCAAGACTGAAATCGTTGGCAAAGAAACGCCAGAGAAAAAAGATGCGGCAATGCGTGTCCAAAACGACATGAATTACCAAATCACAGATGTGATGGTGGAGTACAGACCTGAGACCGAACGCATGCTTTGGGGCTTGGGACTAGCAGGTAATGCTTTCAAGAAGGTCTACTACGACCCCAACATGGAACGCCCTGCGGCTATTTTCCTCCCAGCAGAAGACGTGGTTGTGCCTTATGGAGCGTCTAATCTTGAGAGTGCAGAACGTGTTACCCATGTTATGCGGAAAACAGAGAATGAAATCCGCAGATTGCAGGTTGGGGGTTTCTACTTAGATTGTGATTTGGGTGAACCCAACAACACAATGGATGAGGTAGAAAAGAAGATTGCCGAGAAGATGGGCTTTCGGGCTACTACCGATGACCGTTACAAACTATTGGAGATGCACGTCAACCTTGACCTAGAGGGCTACGAGCACAAAGGAAAAGATGGTGAACCTACTGGTATTGCTTTACCGTATGTTGTTACGGTTGAAAAGGGTAGCAGGAAGTGTTTGTCTATCCGCAGAAATTGGCAAGAAGACGATAAGACTTACCAAAAGAGAACGCACTTTGTCCATTATGGATACGTGCCGGGCTTTGGCTTTTATTGTTTTGGGCTTATCCACCTTGTCGGTGCTTTTGCTAAGTCTGGCACTTCTCTTATTCGCCAATTGGTGGACGCAGGAACATTGTCAAATCTTCCCGGTGGCTTCAAAACTCGTGGTCTGCGAGTCAAAGGTGACGACACACCAATAGCGCCAGCAGAATTCCGTGACGTAGATGTTCCGTCTGGAACTATCAAAGACAACATAATGACGCTTCCCTACAAGGAGCCAAGCCAAGTATTGATGTCCTTGCTCAACCAAATCGTGGAAGAGGGGCGTAGGTTTGCAGGGGCGGCTGACATCCAAGTGTCGGATATGTCGGCTAACTCTCCAGTGGGTACAACTCTAGCAATCCTAGAGAGAACCATGAAGGTAATGAGTGCGGTACAAGCCCGTATCCATTACTCTTTGAAACAAGAGTTGCGCCTCCTCAAAGACATCATTCGGGACTACACACCAGAGGAGTATCCATATGAACCTACGCAGGGTGATAGACAGGCTAAGAAATCCGATTACGACATGGTGGATGTTATTCCCGTGTCAGACCCGAACGCTGCTACGCTATCGCAGAAGGTTGTTCAGTATCAGGCGGTTATCCAACTGGCGCAAACAGCGCCTCAACTCTACGACCTAGCCTATCTGCATCGCCAGATGCTGGATGTTTTGGGCATTAAGAACGCAGAGAAGTTGGTGAAACTGGACGATGACGCACAACCGCTAGACCCAATCAGCGAAAACATGAATTCGGTCAACGGCAAACCAATGAAGGCGTTCATCTACCAAGACCACGATGCCCACATTGCAGCGCATCAGGCATTTATGACTGACCCCGTAGTGATGAAGACTTTGGGACAGAACCCACAAGCCAACCAAATCATGGCGGCTTTACAGGCGCACATGGCAGAGCACTTGGGATTCCAATACCGCTCCCAAATTGAGAAACAACTGGGCGTTACCTTGCCAGAGCCAGACAAGCCATTGCCAGCCTCTGTCGAAGTTCAACTTTCTCGCTTGGTTGCCACGGCAAGCCAGCAGTTACTGGAAATGCACAAGGGACAAGCGGCACAGCAGAAGGCTCAAGAGCAACAGCAAGACCCACTTATCCAGTTACAACAGGCAGAACTGCAAGTCAAACAGCAAGATGCCCAAAGAAAAGCCCAAAAAGACCAAGCCGATATGCAAGCAAAGATGTCTCAGCAAGACATCGAGCGTATGCGTATACAGCAACAGGCTCAAATGGAGCAAATGAAAATCCAAGCAGAGGCAGAGCGCCATGCAATAGAGAGCCAAGAGAAAATGGCTCTAGAAAAACTACGTCTAGGAGTAGAGGTAGCCAAAGAAGATGCCCGAATCAATAAAGGCAACACATGAACGACAAAATCCTAAAACTTCTGTCTGAAAAGATAGATGACAAAGTGGCACAACTTCAAGAAGCCTTGGGTAGCGGAAGCGCCAAAGACTACGTGGAGTACAAAGCAATGGTCGGAGAGATAAAAGGTCTTCTCACCGCCCGTTTAAACATCCAAGACCTACAAAAAAACCTTGAGGAGTCTGATGACGACTGAAATCCTACTGGCTACCAATCCAGACAATCCCGTAATTATTGGTTCAATCAACAGAACTGTTGAAGAAAAAGCAAAACAACTCCCAAAACCCAGTGGATACCACATTCTTTGTGCTATTCCAGAGGCTGAAGAGGAAATCGATGGCTCCGACATAGGCTTAATCAAAGCCCAAGAGACTATGCGATACGAAGAAATGCTTACTACCGTTCTTTTTGTAGTGGATTTAGGTCCAGATTGCTACAAAGATGCTACCCGTTTTCCCTCTGGAGCGTGGTGCAAGAAAGGCGACTTCATCTTAGTGCGTCCCAACTCAGGCTCACGTCTTGTCATTCATGGCAAAGACTTCCGCATGATTAATGACGACTCGGTTGAGGGTGTGGTAGACGACCCCAGAGGAATCAAACGCAAATAAGGAGCGTACAAATGGCAGAATTTGAAAAACCCGGCTTTAAATTTCCAGACGAGGGGACAGAAATTGTCGCCAGAGAGGGAGAAGAGAAGGACGATGTCAAAATCGAGATAGAAATCGAGGATGACAGACCAGAACAAGACAGAGTAGACCCGCTTCCTGAGAATGTAAAGGAAGAACTCTACGATGACGAGATGACCGACTACTCGGCAAAGGTTAAAAAGAAACTTTTGCAGATGAAAAAGTTGGCTCACGATGAAAGACGTGAGAAAGATGCCGCAATGCGGGAGCAGCAAGAGGCTTTAGCGTTTGCTCAACAGGTGATTGAAGAGAATAAAAGACTCAAAAGCCACTTAAATGAGAACGAAAAGAGCATTTTGCAAAGCGTTTCCAAAAACGTTGAGATGGAAATGGAGCAAGCAAAGCGCTCATATCGAGAGGCTTACGAGTCTGGCGATACTGAAAAAATGCTTGAAGCCCAGCAAAAACTCACCGATGTGGCGTTAAGGCAAGAAAAAGTTAAAAACTTTAAACCAGCCCCTTTACAAATTGAAACTCCTGTAGTACAAACTAGGCAAGAGGCGGTAACACCTCGTGCTGACCCCAGCGCAGTTGCTTGGCAACAAGATAACGGCTGGTTTGGTCAGGATAAGTTGATGACTGGAATGGCGTTAGCCTTACATGAACAACTTAAAGACGAAGGCGTGGTGTTATCATCACAAGAATACTACAGGCGTATTGATGAAACAATGCGTCAACGGTTCCCAGAGAAATTTGAGACCGACAGACAGAATCAAAACGAGTCACCTCGTACAAGACCAAGCACGAACGTTGCACCAGCGACTCGTAGCACAGCCCCCAAGAAAATAAGATTAACCCAATCCCAATTGGCTATCTCTAAAAAACTTGGACTTTCCCCTGAACAATACGCACAAGCAGTGCTAAAAATGGAGTCTTAATATGGCGACCAACAGAAAACCCCGTGAACTTGAAGACCGTGTATTGACGGAGCGCCCCAAGCAGTGGATGCCTCCCGAACTCTTGCCAGAACCTGACAAGGAAGTCGGCTACAAGTACAGATGGATTCGTGTTTCTCTTTTGAACAACGCTGACCCACGTAATATTTCCAAAGCAATGCGGGAAGGTTATGAGCCAGTAAAGATTGAAGAGCAACCGAAGTTTAAACTGCTAATCGACCCCAATAGTCGCTTTAACGGCAATATTGAGATTGGTGGGTTATTGCTTTGCAAGACTCCAGAAGAATTCGTTGAGCAACGTGCGAAATACTACGATGACCTGACGAAGCAACAGACGGAGGCTGTGGACAATAACTTAATGCGTCAAAGCGACCCAAGGATGCCTATCTTTAAAGAGAGTAAATCCTCGGCAAGTTTTGGTAAAGGAACCTAATTTAAAGGAGTCTTAAATGGCTTATCCTGTTGTCTCAGCCCCTTACGGGCTAAAGCCAATAAATCTATTAGGCGGTCAAGTTTTTGCTGGCAGTACTCGCATGTACCCCATCATTTACGGATACGCAACTGATATTTTTTATGGCGATTTCGTTGTTCTCTCCCGTGGTCGCCTCCAAAGGGCTTCCGTTTCTACTGGCACTGGCTTGAACCAGACCGTTGGTATTTTCTTGGGATGTACATACACAAACCCAGTAACTAAGCAGAAGCAATTCGCACAATATTGGCCCTCTGGCACCTTGGCTGGTGACTGTCAGGCTTATGTTTCGGATGACCCTGATGCAGTGTTCAAGGCTGTTGTATGTTCTTCTGGAACTACCGTTGCTTCTGGTGCGATTGCAATGATTGGTACTAACCTTTCTGCTATCAACAACACTGGCAGCACCAACACTGGCAATTCAGCAAACGCTGTCTTGGCTCCATCAGCAACTCCAGTAACAACCACTCTGCCTTTGCGTATGATTGGTGTTGTGCCTGAGACTTCCGTAAGTTTGGGAACTGCAACCTACTCTAGTATTTCTACTGCTACGGTTACATGTTCTGCATTGCCTTACGCTCTTCCTGTAGGAACTGACGTTGCTTCACTGGCTTCAAATGGTCAAATCATTTCATCTGGCTCATTTGTCGCTACTGCTGCTGCCGCTGGCGCAACTTCTGTTGTGTTAGACCAAGCACCAGCAACAGCATTCGTTGCAAGTTCCACGCTTGTGTTCACCCAGTTTCCTGAGATTTTGGTTAAATTTAACCAAGGTCTACATGGATACTACTCTGCCACTGGCGCATAAGGAGTTAAATCATGGCTATTTCACGTGCACAACTACTGAAGGAACTCCTTCCCGGTCTAAACGCTTTGTTTGGTCTTGAGTACGCCCGTTATGGTGAGGAACATAAAGAGATTTATGAAACCGAAACCTCTGAGCGTTCTTTTGAAGAAGAAACAAAACTGTCAGGTTTCTCTGCTGCTCCTGTCAAAAACGAAGGCTCTGCCATCGCTTATGACAATGCACAGGAAGCATGGACTGCTCGCTACAACCACGAAACCATCGCTCTTGGCTTCTCCTTAACTGAAGAAGCAATTGAAGATAACTTGTATGACTCATTGTCTGCTCGTTATACCAAGGGTCTGGCTCGTGCTATGGCTTACACCAAGCAAGTTAAAGCGGCAGCAGTTTTGAACAACGGCTTCTCTTCTGCCTACACAGGCGGTGATGGCGTTTCTTTGTTCTCTACAGCGCATCCTTTGGTCTCTGGCGGTACTAACGGCAACACTCCCACAACTCAAGCAGACTTGAACGAAACTTCGTTGGAAAACGCAGTTATCGCTATTGCCGCTTGGACTGATGAGCGTGGCTTGCTGATTGCTGCTAAGCCTAAGAAGTTGGTTGTTCCTCCTGCTCTCCAGTTCGTTGCAACTCGTTTGCTCGAAACTGAATTGCGTGTTGGTACTAACAACAACGACATCAACGCAATCAAGAACAACGGTTCGATTCCAGATGGTTACACAATTAACCACTTCTTGACCGACACCAATGCTTGGTTCTTGACAACTGATGTGCCTAACGGCATGAAGCACTTCGTTCGTACCCCATTGTCTAACAGCATGGATGGCGACTTCGATACTGGTAACGTCCGTTACAAGTCTCGTGAGCGTTACTCATTTGGCTGGTCTGACCCATTGGGTATGTACGGTTCTTCTGGTTCGTACTAAAAATAAAGGGGGTTTAAACGCCCCCTTTTTTATTTTTTGTTGTATATTTAAACATCTGGGTGATTGACTCTATCGCACTGCCCCAGCAGACGATGCAACGATTGATAGAGTTACTTTTGCATAAGGACATTTTTCATGGCACGTTCTACTTTTGAAGGTCCAGTACTTGCTGGCGATAACCGTTTTGGTCCACAGCGTAACGTTGGTTACGTTGAGTTGGTTCAAGACGCTTACATTGACCTCTCTGTTACCACTCCCGGTACGGCTGGTTACTCTGGCACTTCGGGGCTTTATGCTTTTGCTAACGGCATCCCCAACGTACAAGGTCAACTCTTTACCCCGTCTTCTGCATATCCTGCTACCACTACAACCCCTCCAACGGATGTAAGTACACAGGTATATCGTGGCGTTATTATGTATTTGCCTACAGGCTGCACAATCCAAGACATCACTATTGATTACTTGAGCGCAATCACTGGAGAAGGTGGCGCTACATTGTCTGATGTAAGTATCTATGTATCCAATGCAACTACCGCTGCCGCTGGAACTCCTACTTACGCTTCTACGCAATTGGGAACTACCACTGTTGGTACTGCTGGTCGTAAGACAACTTCTTATACCGCAACCAACTTGATTAACATGTTGTCCACCTCAACAGACATTGTTCTTGGTAATGGTCAATCAAACCTATCTCAAGTAGTGTTTACGTTGTCAATCACTGGTACTACTGTTGCAGCACCTACAGGCGGCAAATTTAATTTTGCTGTGCGCTATACACAACCCGATAACAACATCGGTAACACAACAACTTACCCATACGGTAACTTCGATTAATTCTTAGCGGGGAGGCAACTCCCTGCTTTAACTTTTGGAGAATTAATATGATGCAAACTGACGTTCTATCCGCCCACCTTAGTTCGGCTGGTTCTTATTATGTTGGACGTACACGGCTAAAAGGTATTGTTATCAGCCCAAAAGCCAGTACAGCCGCAACATTTGAGATTAGAAATGGTAGTTCTAGTGGCGCTGTCTTATACACAATGGACATAGCAAGTCTTGGTACTCCAAACACTTCCTATATCTTGATTCCCGGTGAAGGCATCTTGGCTTCTACGGGGCTATATCTAACATTGAGTGTTGGTTCTATAACTGGTATTACGGTGTTCTATGGCTAGTCCCGCATGGACACGCAAGGAAGGCAAGAACCCCAATGGCGGTTTAAACGCCAAAGGGCGAGCCTCTGCGAAGAGAGAAGGGCACAACTTGAAACCGCCTCAACCAGAGGGCGGCTCAAGGCGAGACTCTTTTTGCGCCCGAATGAGCGGGATGAAAAAGAAATTGACATCCGCAAAAACAGCGAACGACCCGAACTCTAGGATTAACAAAAGTCTTAGAGCATGGAACTGCGCTGAAGGTGGCTATATATCACAAGCAGATGGTATAGCCCAGCGTGGCAAGACCCGTGGAAAGATTATTTGACAATGAAAAAAGTCAAGAAGTACTCTGGCGATGACGATGAGTCGTTAGTTCGTCCTTATACTGGGAAGTACAAACAAGGTTCAGCCGAAAGTACTTCGGCAGGACTTCGTGCTGAAAAGAACGGTTTGTCTTTACAAACTAATCTAGGCAAAACAGAACAAGAAAACATTGGTGGCTCTAAACGGGAAGACTATTCCCCAGCCAACATAAAAGCGGCATACAGACAACCTATTGGAGAAGGCTCAGTTTCCGCTGGCATCTCCCGCTCTAATTTAGACCCACACACACAGTTTAGAGAACTAAGAGGCGACATGCCTTTCCTTGGTGGACGCTTGTCTGGCGGTTTAAACGAGATTGTTAATCGTGGAGAAAAGGTTGGTGGCGGTAAAAACATTAACTACAGCCGAGACATTGGGTCTGGGAAATTGATGGCTTCCCTTGGAAAGAGTGGACAAGATAAGTCTGCAAACCTTTCCTACCAAGTTCCTTTTTCTAAAGGCGGCAAAGTTACCGCCTCCAAAAGAGCAGACGGTATAGCACAACGTGGTAAAACACGTGGAAAGATATGCTAATGGACATTAATCTAATTTGGTCAGCCGTCCTCTCCATTGTGATGGGTGGCTTTGGCTTTTTTCTCAAAGAGAAACTTGGTCAAGTAAAAGACGTAGGCGAAGACATAAGACGTGTCGAGCGCCTTTTAAACATTACTCGTGAGGAGATTGCCCGTGATTACATTACTCAAGCAGAAGTTCAACGAATTACTGACCACATTGACCAGCGCTTTAACAGGCTTGAAGCAAAAATTGACCAACTTATTCAAGCGGGAAGATAATGCCAAGCACTAGCAAAAAACAACATAATTTCATGGCTGCGGTGGCTAACAACCCAGAGTTTGCTAAGAAAGCAGGAGTCCCACAGTCAGTGGGCAAAGAGTTTAGTAAAGCCGATAAAGGCAAAACATTTAAGAAGGGTGGCGAAATGAAAAACGCAGACTTAGCACAAGACAAGAAAATGATTAAACGGGCGGTTGCTATGCATGACAAGCAAGCGCACAAAGGCGAACACACCAATCTGTCCAAACTTAAAAAAGGCGGCAACGTCAAAAAGATGGCGGCTGGTGGAATGCCTGACCCACGTATGGCGGCAATGATGGCTAAGAAGAAAGCCGCAATGATGGGTGGCGCTGCCCGTCCTGCAATGCCCGCTGGAATGGCTCCTGCTGGCGCTCCCGCTCCTACTATGCCAATGAAAAAAGGCGGCTCAACCAAGAAGATGGCTTCTGGCGGCATGACTAGCATGGGCAAAGTTAAAACCAATCCCGGCAACATCAATGGTGTTGCTACAAAAGGTCTCACCAAAGGCAAGATGATTAAGATGGCTGGTGGTGGTTCTGGTAAACGTTACTGCTAGGAGATTGACATGAAAAAAAGACGTTATGACGATGGTGGTTTGACCGATGCTATGGACATCGAAATGGAGATTCCAGAAACTGCTGAAGTGCGAAATACACGTGGCATGGGCGTGGAAGACGAAACAGGCGCAGTTAACTCTCGCCTGAAACGTAATCCAGAGACTGGCGAGTTGTACAACACCCAGAAGGAAAAACCAAAGGCAAGACCAAAACCAAAGTCATTTGCTGAAAAAGCAAAGAAGGCTAACTTTACTTCCGCTGAAACTGGCGGTGGTGCGGCTTTGATGTACCGCAAACCAATGGCTAAAGGCGGTATGACTGCTTCTAAACGTGCTGATGGCTGTGCCGAGCGTGGTAAAACCCGTGGAAAGATGGTTTAAATGAGAGCCTCACGTGGTATGGGCGCTATTAGCCCTTCCAAGATGCCCAAAGGCGTTAAAACCGCTCGTAGGGATGACACCGACTTTACTCAATATAAAGAAGGCGGGAAGGTTAATGCCGCTGGCAATTACACAAAGCCAAGTCTTCGCAAGAGGATTTTGTCTCAAGTAAAAGCCGCAGCCACGCAAGGTACAGGTGCAGGACAATGGTCTGCACGTAAAGCACAGTTAGTTGCCAAGAAATACAAGGCAGCGGGTGGGGGTTATAAAGATTGAAAGCGCCACAGCAATCCCTTAAAGATTGGGGCGACCAGAAGTGGCGTACCAAGTCGGGAAAGCCTTCATCAAAAACAGGCGAGCGCTATTTGCCAGAGGCGGCAATCAAGTCTTTAAGTTCTAAAGAGTATGCGGCAACGACAAAAGCAAAGCGAGCAGGTAAAGCCAAGGGCAAACAGTTTGTAGCCCAGCCAAAAAGCATAGCAAAGAAAACAGCAGGGTTTAGATAAATGGCAAATACTAGCGGAACATCAACGTTTAACCTCGATTTCAATGAAATTGCGGAAGAGGCGTATGAGCGTTGTGGAATTGAAATGCGTACTGGCTATCAGTTACGCACCGCTAGGCGTAGTCTTAACCTGATTACGATGGATTGGGCTAGTCGAGGCATCAATTTGTGGACGGTAGAAGAGGGCGAGATACCGCTTGTAACGGGTCAGGTAGCCTACCCCCTTCCCGTGGACACAATTGACCTCCTAGACCACGTTGTACGCCAGAATCAAGGCACTACAAACCAGATTGACATCAGTATTACCCGTATTTCTGCGGTAACGTACCTACAAATCCCCAATAAGTTGGCAAATGGTCGTCCAATCCAGTTGTATATCAACCGTCAGTCTGGAATGACCAACTTAACCAACGCTACCGTGCTTGGGAATGGTTCAAACGGCACAGTAACGGGTATCAGCGCAACGGACACTAACATCCAAGTCAACTCGACTGTTGATTTAGCCGCTTCTGGCTACATTCAGGTTGGCGCAGAGACCATTTACTACACCAGCATTGCAAATAACCAGTTGCAGTTGTGTGCTCGTGGTCAAAATAATACAACTGCCGCTATACACGCCTCTGGAGCAACGATTTACCAGCAGAATTTGCCGACTGTAAGCGTTTGGCCCACTCCTAACGATGGCGGAGACTACACATTGGTGTACTGGCGCATGCGTAGGGTGCAAGATACTGGGTCTGGAACTCAGGTTGAGGACATTCCTTTCCGCTTTTTGCCATGCATGATTGCTGCTTTGGCGTATCAATTGTCAGTAAAGAACCCAGAAGCGCAAAACAGGGTTCAAATGCTCAAACAAATGTATGACGAGGCGTGGCTAGTTGCATCTCAAGAAGACAGAGAGAAAGCCTCATTGCGGCTTGTTCCTCGTCAAATGTTCTTTAGTTAAAAAATGGCAAACGCTTACGCATCAGGTAAACATTCAATTGCCGAGTGTGACAGGTGCGGTCAGCGCTACATGCTCAAGGAGTTGAAGAAGGAAATCATCAAGACCCGCCTTTATAACATTAAGGTTTGTCCTGAGTGTTGGGACCCCGACCAGCCACAGTTATCTCTGGGTATGTACCCAGTGTTTGACCCACAGGCGGTTTTGGAGCCTAGACCAGATGTGAGTTACCAGATGTCTGGTAATAGCGGATTGCAGGTTTCTAACAGTAATACAACGGCACAAAATGCCAATGGTTACCCAGAGGGCGGCAGTCGAGTATTTGAATGGGGATGGAATCCTGTAGGTGGTTCACAAGGCTTTGATGCTAGTCTTACACCCAACAGTTTGGTATTATCTTTTCAGATAGGTACGGTAACAATTTCAACCAGTTAGGAGTAGAAAATGGGATACAAAAAAACAGCAGATGGCGTAGCCAGCAGAGGTAAAACCGATGCACAGGTCTTTCCAAATGATGGAAAAAAGATTATTGACAAAGGACCAAAATCCGCCAAGAGCAGTTTAAACAGCAACTATAAGACTATGGGTCGTAACTTGGCACGTGCTGCTAATCAAAGGGGTCGATAATGGGTTTCTCTAAAAAAATGATGGGCAAAGAAGTTGGCGATGCCAGCGTCTATGCCAAGCCACACACTATGGATGGCAAAGCCATGTCTGCAACAGTTCCAACCGAGACTGGTGCTGAGTTTATGAACAAGATGAACCCATCTGTCGCTGGTATTAGTAAGGGTAACTACCCAGAGACAAAGACATCTGGTATCAAAATGCGTGGAACAGGCGCAGCCACCAAGGGCACGATGAGTCGTGGTCCGATGGCATAAGGTTTAAACGATGAATTACGCACAATTGGTAACGGCTATACAGGATTACACGGAAAACACTTTTCCGACAGTCGATGTAAACCGCTTCATTCAGCAAGCAGAACAGAAGATTTACAACTCTGTTCAGTTGCCATCTTTGCGTAAGAATTCCATAGGAAACTGTACGGTAAACAATCGTTACCTATCTGCTCCTGACGATTATTTGTCTACTTTTTCCTTGGCTGTCATTGAAAACTACGGCTTGAGTAACGAAAACTATACGTATCTTCTAAATAAAGACGTTAACTTTATACGCCAAGCCTACCCAAATCCTAAAGATACTGGGTTACCCATGTATTACGGTCTTTTTGGACCTCAAACGGGCAATCCTACAGAACTGTCTTTCATCCTTGCTCCCACCCCAGATGTGGCATACAAGATGGAATTGCATTATTTCTACTATCCTGAGTCAATTGTTACTGCCAATACAACATGGCTGGGCGATAACTTTGATACCGCTTTGCTCAATATGTGTTTGATGGAAGCCATCACATACATGAAAGGCGAGCAGGACTTGGTTGTTCTTTATAAATCTCGTGCGGATGAATCTATGGCTCTTCTCAAACAACTTGGCGATGCCAAGGAGAAGGGCGATGCTTATCGTGACGGCTTACCTAAATATCCTGTCACATGATTGTTCAAACCATTACCACCTCATTTATAGTGGACATGTTCAAGGGCGTACAAGACTTGAGCACGGACACCGTAAAGATGGCGCTGTACACAGCAGATGCAAATCTAGATGCCAACACTACCGTGTATGCATCAACAAGTGAGGTGACCTCTGCTAACTACACCGCTGGCGGTAAAGTCTGTACAAACGTTACCGTCAATCAAAGTAACGGCACGGTGTATGTAAGTTTTGACAATGTGTCATGGACTAACGTTTCCTTTACTTGTAGAGGAGCATTAATTTACAATGCAACACAAGGCAATAAATCCATAGCAATACTGAATTTTGGCTCAGACAAAACCGCTGGTCCAAACTTTGTAGTTACATTGCCAGCAAACACAGTTACCAGTGCTTTAATAAGGAGTACAAGTTGATAGTAACCACCACTAAAGGCGACATGGATGACTCTCTGCTAGAAAAGCGTGAGGGGACATTTGAGGACGACAACGAATTAACCACTTGGGTTGAATACTGGCTGGAAGGTGAAATGGTTCATCGCTCTGCCCATGTAACACTAAAACGCTCGTTACCTATCGGTGGCGAAGTAGGCACTTTCTAACAGGGAAACATCATGGCAAATACAGCATCACTCTGCACCTCCTTCTTGGGAGAAGTGCTTACAGCAACTCATAACTTTGGCGTAGCACCTATCCGTGCGGCAACTACAGCAGACACATTCAAGGCGGCTTTGTACTTGACCAGCGCCACGATTGACGCTTCTACTACCGTTTATTCGGCTACAGGCGAAGTGACTGGAACTAACTACACGGCTGGTGGCGTAACAATCACTAACGCTACTGCTCCTGCTTCGACAAACAGTTCTGCAACTGCTGGTGTAGCGTACTGGACACCTTCAGCAAGTATCAGTTATACCAACGTCACATTGACAACTTCTTTCAATGCGATGCTTATGTATAACTCAACCCAGTCAAACAAGGCTGTTGGCGTATATACATTTGGTAACCAAACGATTACCGCTGGTACTTTTGCGTTGACGATGCCTTCAAACACAACCAGCACCGCTTTACTGCGTATCTCTACAACATAAGCGGAGGCGGCTAAAAGCCGTTTAAACCATGTTTGGTATCTCCGCTTTTGCTCAATCCCCGTTTGCGAGTCTAGGGACAAGTGACGTTAGTGTCGCCCTGACGGGGCTTTCTGCATCTGCGTTTGTTGGAACGGTAACCACCAGCGAGACTGTTGCCTTAACTGGTTTAAACGCCTCTGGCTTAGTTGGAACAATTACAACTAGTGTCTCTGTTGCTCTGTCGGGCAACTTGGCATCAGGTTTTGGAGGTACGGTAACACCAGAGCAGTCTGTTGCGCTAACAGGCAGGACAGCATCAGGTGCGGTAGGAACGGTTACACCAAGCGTATCTCCCGCAGAAACAGGAGATGTGGCATCTGGTTTTATAGGTACAGTTACGCCAACCATGTCGGTGGCATTGACTGGTGCTGTGGCTTCTGGAGCAGTGGGTACGGTAACCCCATCCCTAGCCCCAGAACAAACAGGCGATATTGCATCAGGATTCGTTGGTACTGTCACTTCATCAATCACAGTTGATTTAACAGGCGTAGCGGCTAGTGGTAACGTAGGAACAGTAGGACAGAGTGTTTCTGTTGCTTTGAGTGGTAATAGTGCTTCTGGGTTTGTTGGAACAATATTGCCCGGCAAGGCAGCAGCACTAACTGGTTTAAACGCCACTGGTAACGTTGGAACTACTGGGTTTAGTATTTCAAAGGCTTTGACTGGTAATTTTGCCAGAGGCTATCAGGGGCAACTTGGTTACTTCTCTTGGCAACCTATAGATGACAGTCAAACAGCAAACTGGCAAAATATAGATGATAGTCAAACCGCTGATTGGCAAGTCATTGACACGGTAGCGTAAGGAAAAAATATGGCACTTGTACTAGCAGACAGAGTAAATGAGACCACCACAACGACTGGTACGGGAACAGTGACTTTGCTTGGAGCGGTTACGGGTTATCAATCATTTTCCGTTGTAGGTAACGCAAACACCACTTACTACACAATTGCAAGTCAAACACTCTCCGAGTGGGAAGTTGGGATAGGAACATACACCTCATCAGGGACAACCCTAGCCCGTACAACCGTTCTTTCTTCTAGCAACTCAGGTTCGTTGGTTAACTTTTCTGCTGGAACAAAAAACGTATTTGTTACCTATCCCTCTGGAAAGTCGGTAAACCAAGACGCTAATGGCAGGGTTCTGATTCCCTATACAACTGGCGCATCTACTGTTGGCTCATTGAATGTTGGTAACACAACAACTTCTGATACGGGAATGATTGCGGCTTTTACAGCAAGTGAAACACTGTATCTTTATACGAGTTTACAAAACACAAGTTCAAGCAATACAAGTTACGGTGCTTATGCGGTTAATAATGAAAATCGCTCGGCTTATCTTGAAATTGGTGCAAACAACTCGGCTTACAGTTTTTCTGCGGCAGGGTATCCAAACAACAAATTTTCTGCTGCATCAGCGGTATTTTTAGAATCAAATGGCGGTCCACTAGCCATAGGAACTTGGGACAGCCAAGCAATCAGTTTTATTGTTAACGGTTCTGTCAATACAGCGGATGCCTTGACTATAAGCACGGCTGGAGCAGTTACTACGCCAAACACGCTGACTGGTTCTAATGTGGTTGCAAGCAATGGACTTCATGTAAACAGCCAGACAGTAAGTGCAAGTTACACCATAGCCGCAGGTTACTCAGCCATGTCAGCAGGTCCAATCACCGTTGCAAGCGGTCAGTCAGTTACTCTAGGTTCTGGCGCTCGTTGGGTTGTAGTTTAGTAAAAAGGGCTATAAAATGAAAGAATATAGGA